ACGTAAACAGCTAAAAAAACCCAAGGGTTAACGGCTAACTGCTAACAGTGAGTGTTAGTATGCTTGCGCGTTAAAAAAAGGCTAACCCGCTAGACATCTAGACATCTAGACATCTAGACATCTGGACATCTGGACATCTGGACATCTAGACATCTAGACATCTAGACATCTAGACATCTGGACATCTGGACATCTGGACATCTAGACATCTAGACATCTGGACATCTGGACATCTGGACATCTGGACATCTGGACATCTGGACATCTGGACATCTGGACATCTAGACATCTAGACATCTGGACATCTGGACATCTAGACATCTAGACATCTGGACATCTGGACATCTGGACATCTGGACATCTGGACATCTAGACATCTAGACACTAAGAGGCCTTACAATATGTAAGGCCTTTTTTATCAGGTACAAAAAAAACCCGCTAGAAGCGGGTTTTTATTTTTTGTTGTTACTTAGTGACTATCGTGTGAATTGCTTAGCTTATTACTATCGGCTTGTTCCTTAAGTATGGCTAGTACTAGTGTGCCAATTTCGCCTTTTAACTTGTTACTTGACTTTGTGATGTGTAAAGGCAAGAGACGGTTTATAGCCTCGCTTGCATCGAACTCAACACGCTTAGCGATGGCCGTTGCCAACTTCTTAGCCTTTAATATTTCCGCCTGCCTGTTAGCGTCGCCGCTCGTATCTAAGTTTTTTCCTTTTGCATCTGCACCTTTCTTAGGCGGCGTGATTTCAGGCGCTACCACCGTTTTTAGTAGCTCATCAATGGCGTCGTTAGACTTGCCCATTGCCACATTGATAGCCCGCTGCATACCGTATGCGGCAAGCTCACACATGTTAATCTCATGCTGCTTGGCGTCTGCCATCGCTTGGAGGTCGACGCCCTTAGACGCGTCAAGGTGATACGCTAAATGCTCATCATTATGTCTCGCCTTGATGTTCGCTAAGACTTTAACCAATGCTAAAGGCTTCTTGCACTGCTTGCCATCCCTCGAGACGGGAGCAGTCTTAAGGCGTTTTCCAAGCTCAATGACGTCGGCCATTGTCGCCTCGATAGTTAGCTCACTACGAGGGCGCATAACAAAGGCCAACAAAGGGTTGATAACTTCTTTAATCATGTCCCGAACCACGCCATAGTCAGCGCAAGCCTCTAAAGACTTGCCCACGACAACACCTGTATACTCTAAGATATCGCGAGCGTTAACGATATCATTTTCAACTAACAGCACCCCCATGCCCAGTTTGTGATTAGCATCTTTTTTGGCGCGATTAGTCATCGCATTTAGGTTGGCTTTTACGTTTACTTGTGCGGTAGTTAAGGTTGTTTTTGTCATTTTAGTTCTCTCATTGTCAATTAAAAGTCGGGGAATTCCCCGATATCGTTCCATTAGTCGAACGCATAGGTGCGCAGGTCAACGCGCGCCGCGAGGCACCGTTTCCCTTGTCATCCTTGACTATCATAGTATAGGGTAGGTAGTAAATATTGTCAATAGAATCAGGCACTTAGCGTGTTACCTCAATACCCCAGCTAAAAAATTTTGGTGAAATGTGGGGGTTAGTTTCTATACCTCACTGCTCACTGCTCACTGCTCACTGCTCACCGCGAAAAGCGAAAAGCTCACTGCTCACCGCGAAAAGCGAAAAGCTCACCGCGAAAAGCGAAAAGCCCAAATCGCAGACAATAAAAAACCCCGCTTGTTTAGGGCGGGGCCAGATGTTCGTTTCTAAAATGTTACATCAGTTCAAATGTCGTACCCCGTGGGCGAACCCCCTTCGACAAGCATCGTCAATTTTGTATCAACCCTAAGGCCGTAGAAACGTTTTGCTTGAATCTCATCGTCATGCTGGGTAGTTACGGTACCCGCGAGCAGAACTTTATACTTTAGCCTAAGTAAGCACAAGCGATAACGCTAAAATAGCAAAAGTAATCTCGGTATTATCGATAGAGTCTTATGGTTTACAAACTAACCCCATAATACTGCACCAGTATTCTCCCACGCTTATCATGCCCCACGACCACCATAAATCCGAATAGCGCGGCAAGATGTCGCATACGAATGATAAATTGCTGCTCGTCGATAGCTGCCCCACAATTCATATCTTTTATGAACAATGAGTATTTTGTGTACAGGTATTTTAGGGATAGAGGCTTTAGAGTTGTGAGGACTTCTGCCAGCTCGTTGCGGGGCATGGGTTTAAGCCAAGACAAGTCACTTGTGGTGCAAGCGGTCTCAATGAAGTAGCGAACGTTATTGTTCATTTGCGCAATATTACTTTCTAGGTCGTTAGGGGCCACCGAGTACTGCTGCCGTTTGATTAGGCTGGTTATAGCTTTAGTGGCCCAGTTTACAATCTGCTCTTTTTCCGCGACGGCTATCTTCGCACCGATATCCAACACCAACTTAGTCGGGTCGACTACGTTATCGAATTGAAGGACCAACCATCTGCGGCTAAATCCCTCAGTGGTATCTTTTGATTTTGGCAAGTGGTTGGAAGCGAACCAGTGGGTGCATACGGGGGTTACGGTGAAGCTAGTTGAAAGTGTAGAGTGGCTAATTGGATTCCCATCTACTATATCTTTGAACCGTTGGGCGTCTATTGATTTTGTCTCGCTAAGCTCACCACACACATTCAGTAATTTGTCATTCAATCCCCTCGCCTGTACCGCGTCACTCCACTGGTCCGGTGCGACGGCGCAGGTTTTACTTGTTGGAACAAGGCGCTTAATAATCTCTAACAATTGAGACTTGCCTGTAGAGCCCGCACCATATAGCAGCACTGCTTTTTGCAAGGCGGGGCCGCGCTGATAAAGTGTTGCCGCGATAGTTTGCTGTACCAGTTCAATGTTCCGCTCTCGGATGGGAGGTGGTTGATGTTCAAAGCAGTCGTTCAAGAAGGCCAGAAACATAACTGGCTCCGGCAGTTCAGGTTTATACTCAAAGTCAAAGGCGTAGGTAAACCCTAACTGCTTATCGCTAGGGAGCGTAACGAGGTTTTCGTCTAGGTAGCAGTTTTGAAAGTTGACGCCTTGGGCTTGTGGTGGCTTTTCGTAAAACATCTTTTTAAGGGCGCTGCACATATCTTTTACTTTGGAGGCGGACCGCTGAAGCTCTTGGCTGGGAAAGTAATTACTAATGAATTGCCTAAGCGCCCCATCATCGAAAACCTCCCAGTAGGCACCCGACCACCGAAGTAAGCTGAGACAGATATCGGGGTCATAGCAAAAGTCCCCCGTCAAGGACAGGGCTGCTTTTGCTTTATCCAAAGTGTTGCCAAAAGACCCGAGGCCAAATAGGTTTTTTCGGGTATCGACAATCTGAAACTCAATCTTACTCAAATTGAGTTTCATTCCTGACTGACGGCTCACGAAACGTTTCATCTGGTCTAGTTGGATTTTACTCAAGGCGGTAGAGACGGCCATTTCGTCAAAAATATCTTGGCAAGCCACAAGCATTCGTTGCTCACTGCCCACGGCGTCGGTCATGCACTCAAGCGCGTAGGATTTAAAGCCCTCATAATCCCTTTGTAGATCACAAGGAGACACAGATACGAAGTAATTCTCTCGGTGATTTGCCCCAATACCTTTAAGTGCCTCAGGGTGCAGCTTTAGTTGGGTAGCGTGAATTTTCTCGGACAAAAGACTAAAGAAGTGCTGGATGTACCCATCAACCGGAAAAAGAGTCATATCGGAGGATATACTCAGTTTTGACGCCATCTGCGTATAAATGGCTTCAATTTCATGTAAAACGGGAAGAATCTGAGTGTTTTCGGTGCTTTTCAGCAGTAAATCGTTAACAAAACGCCCGTTTCGACTCTTTATCTGATACTCCATTTGGGCAATCGTGGTGGGGAGGCTGTTTTGGGCGCTTTCCGTGAAGTGAATCTCCCCTAATTGGGCCAATGCTACGCGCAAGGCCTTCTCATTGAAGTGAACAACAGGTTGATTAGGGGTGGGCAAGTCTACCGCGCTTGCAATTTGGGCAAAACCCCTAGACTGAACCGATGCCAGCACCTCTCCTTGGGGGGTTTGAATGGTATAATTCTTTTTGTTTTTCTCGATTCGGCTCTTGTAAATCAGCTTAGCACCCAGCATGGCCGAAGGGGGTAACGTTGACATTAACCGTGCGTCTAATATTTCTGCCAAATAGTAGAAATACCCACCTTCCACCTCAGTATCTAAGGACAAGCAGGCGTTTTTACTGGGGTGTGTTTTCCGCATACTGGTCTGAATTAGCTCACTACCCGCTTCGTTAATCATTTTTTGGCGAACACAAGGCAAGCCGCTGGCGTGAAACACCGGAATGAGCGGTAATCCTAGCGGGGTTGCCTGTCTGGATAAGGATTCAAACATAATTAACTCCTATCCAAAGTAACTTCTAGTGATTCGAGGAACTCCGTTTTCTGAGTCGGGGTGAGATAACGGTCCATAGAGTCCATAACAAGGGCTGAGAAAGCGTTAAATTGCTTAATCCCTGAGGCTCTCTCTTGGGATTCAATCATCTTTTCAATAAGCGTAACCATTGTCCGAAAAGTCTGAACCTGCTCGGAAGTATCGTCTTGGCTTAGGGTCTGTTTGAATCGCTTTATATCTCGAAAGAGCTTCTTAGTTTCTATTTCAAAATCTATTTCATCTAGGTTATCAAGCTCCTCTAGGTCGTCTTCCAAGTACACGGTAGCTGCGGGGAGTTCGATAATATTACGTAATTTTTCAACCACTTCGTAACCGTAAGGGCAGTCGTCGTCATCGAGGTACATCGGGTCGTTTTCCATCATGTTTTTTATGATGACTATTTTTTGAATGCTAAGGGCATCCATCTCAGGATAATGCTTGCTCATCGTCAGGTCGCCATATTGTAAGTCTGCTAGCAAATGATACCCTATCAGGGTAAAGATTAAACTATGACGGTGAGAATGAAAAACAACAACTTTACCCAAAGCTTTGTTTCTCGGGCTAATGGCAGGTACAACAAAGATACCGCTGATATGAGTCACGGCGATTGGATGTGTACCAACACCAGCTTGAATAAGCGCCCCTTCTCTTTTGACCGCTACCCGTTCCAGAAGCAAATTGCTGACGATATGCACCCGAACATGGACGTAATTAAGCCGTCTCAGGTTGGATTAACCGAAATTCAGATAAGAAAAGCTCTGACGCTGCTAATTCGTACTCCCAACACCTCTTTGATTTACACCATGCCTAACGAGCGAATGTTTAAGCGTATTTCAAAAGCGCGTATCAAGCCTTTGGTTGAATACGACAAAGCGTTTAAGCAAGAAGGCATGGATAAGTCCAATCAGTCGATGGATTTGATGCGTATTGGCACCTCGTATTTGTATGTCACCGGTTCGAGTGAGGCAGATGCCACGTCAATCAACGCGGACTTTGTATTCAACGATGAAATAGATTTAACCCCCCCGGATATGCTCTCACTGTTCAACTCTCGATTACAGGGTTCGGACCACCGAGTAAGTCAGCGATTTAGCACCCCCACGTTTGAGGGGTTTGGAGTAGACAAAGGCTATGCCAGAAGTGACCAACATGAATACATTATTAAATGTTCTGCGTGTAATCATCACCAAGTTCCTCTTTTCAATCGTGATTTTGTGCGTGTTGACGGCTTGCCTGATGATTGTGAGCATTTTATTCACCTTCCATCTAAGCTGGTTGATAATGGAACGGTTAAGCTCGAAACGGCCCGAGTTTACTGTGAGAAGTGTCATAAACCTCTCAACTTGGCAGATTATGATAATCGGGAGTGGGTGGCTAAGTATCCTTCTCGCACTCTCAATCGCGGGTATCGTGTAAGAACCTTTTCGACCCATCGACTAGACCCTGTGTATTGCTTCACTCAGATGTTCACCTACTTAGAAAAGGATAACCCTAAAGGCTTTCATAACACGGTATTGGGCGACCCCTATACCAGTGAGGACCAGAAAATGTCCGAGAGCGACATTGAGGCAATGCTGGGATATGCCGGTTGCCCTCCGGTTGATAACACCCTACCCCACTTCATAGGTATCGATGTGGGCAAGACATGTCATATCGTAGTCGCCAGAATGGAGAGCGCGGAAGGCGTAAGAGTGGTTGAGTTTCTAACCTGTCCGTCGTCAGCGGTGGAATCCTTTGTTAATTCAATGGAAGAAAAGTACAGCATTTTAAATGGGTTAATGGATAGATATCCCTACACCCCGACGGCGAACGCTGTACGAGATACCAGCAATGGGAAGATTGCGCCCGCTCACTACAACGTTAACAAACCGATTGCGATTGTTAAGGATGCGCTAGACAACCTAGATTACGTACAAATAAACAGAACTCACGCCTTGGATAAGGTGTTCTTTGGAATTAAAAAACGAACTTTGTATCTGGACGGATTTGGTAAGTACAAAGCAATGGTTTTACAACACTTGCAAGATATGGTGCGGGAAGAAAACGACGAAAAAATACCAATGTGGGTAAAGCTAAATGGAGAAGACCATTTCTTCCACGCGTTAGCGTATATGTTTGGGGCCATTGAGTATTATAAGTATGTGGAAGGCAAGGCTCCGTTCGTCAATTTGACGATGGGGCTATCTGGTTTACAAGCCAGCAGTATGCTAATGTCTGCGGAAAATGAGGACATCTTTGGTACGCAAGACCTGATTGGTTTTGGTAACAGCTATGCCCCCGACAAAATCATCACCCGATACTAAATAGAGATTGACGATGGCGAACATACTTAGCAAGTTGAAGGTGCTTTTACCTACGCGCACCAAACCTAAAGGCAGCTTTCAAACTCCCACTTATGATGAGGAGAGCAAGAATGACGTTGTTGCCTTACCCCAATATCGAGAGCACCTTGATGATTTACTTACCTTACGTAGCGCCTCAAACTCTCAAGAATTAATTAAAGGGCTTTTAAAGTCCGACCCCGACGCCAGCGCCTCCCTAAATGCGTATCTTACAACAGCGGGAAAAGTAAACCCGTACATCGAAGTGACGGATGTCGACGGTGCGGTGGACCGCGATGGGTATAAAATAGTAAATGAGATAATTGAAATTCTTGAAACTCGAAGAGATTACACTAAGGGTTTTTTACACAAGCGGACACTCATCGAGTTGGCGAATGATTTTCGGTATATGATACTGGCTCAAGGTGGGATAGGTGCCGAAGCGGTATTTGGGGATATTCTTGAGCTGACTGAGATTCGATTGGTGGAGTTGGCGAGTATTCGCTGGCAGGAAAAAGAAGCAGGCCAGTTAACGCCTTATCAAGACCAAGGGGGCGGCGACCCAATTAAGTTAGACATCCCCACGTTTTTTGTGTCGTGGTTTCGAAAAGACCCTAGCGACGTTTATTCAAACAGCCCATTTATTTCAGCCATCAATACGATGGCGGCTCGCCAGCAAGTCATTAACGACTTGTATCGTATTATGCAAATCACAGGCTTTCCTCGTATCAGTATAACGGTACTTGAAGAAGTAATGGCTAAGAATGCCCCGCCTGAGATACGAAACGACCAACAAAAACTTCGTGCCTATATTAACGCCCGTAGAAATGAAGTCGGTGCTCAGTTCGCTTCCATTCGACCGGACCAACCCATTGTCCACACGGATTCAATGGAAGTCACGATGTTGAATGACAAGAACCCGTCCGCTGGCTTAGATATCAGTAAAATCATCGAGACACTTAATGCCCAAAATCAAGCTGGCCTTAGAACAATGGCTACCGTGCTTGGTCGTGGTGAAAGCGGTGTGAACACTGCTACAGTAGAAGCTAATCTGTTTGCTATGAATGCTGACAGTATTAACAAGCCGATTGCTGAAATATTTAGCAAGGTATTAACGATGGCCTTACGCCTTCAGGGTTCGGAGAGTCGGGTGAAGGTACACTTCCCTGAAATCAATCTACGCTCTGAATTAGAAGGCGAAGCCAACTTAAACATGAAGTCTGCTCGGCTGAGACAAGACTTAAGTGATGGTTTGATTACCGATGACGAATACCATTTGGCAATGTATCGACGGATTCGTCCTGATGCGGTTCCAGAACTAACAGGTACAGGCTTTAACGATAAGAAGATGGAAGTAGACGCTGAAAAGGTCTCTCCCAACGCGGACCCTCAAGGCAAGAGCGTCTCCAAGGCTACAGACAAACAGGCCAAGAGCAACTAGGTAGGGTTGATTAATCCCGCTAAAAGTGTTTTTAATAGCCGGATTAAGGCTTGCCTTTAAAATTTGGATTGACGATGAGCAAACGACTAGAACTTACAGAAGCGTTGAAGCAAAAAATTCGCCTTGCCTCTGGCAACGAAGACCTCGATTTCAACCTAATTGCCGCTTATGAAGCGGTAGCTGCCAGCACCCGACCGATTACCCAATCTCGAACGGCTTACGATGGCTCGGTTATGTCCGAAGCATTCCTTTCTGAAATGGCTACCTACTTAGAAACTAACTCAGTACCCATCCTAATCATGCACGAAGGGTACATGTTGCCTAGTGGCAAAGTATTTCATTCGGCTGTTTTGGACGCGGAAGTGGGCCATAAAGATTTAAACGCTTTGTTTTATATTGAGTCCGACAGCGCAGAAGCTAAAAAGATTGACCTTGGGATAATTGATGAAGTCAGTGTCGGGGCGTTACCTGAACACGCTTTTTGTTCCGAGTGTGACTTCGACTATATGAAACCTGAGAACGAAATGAGTTTTTACTTTCGTGAATGCGATAACGGTCACGCTCTTGGCGAGGACGGCGCTCACTTAAGATTAACCAAGCTTAGCTCTTGGAAAGAATTGTCACTTGTGGGTAAAGGCGCGAGTGATAAACCAAAAATCGTTGGTTCTGCGAAGCAACGGTTGGGTAAAGAACGCTACCAATCCTTAGCGGCATCTAATATGTCCGCGAATGGTATTGAAATGGCCTATCTTCTTTGCTCCGCAACCCTCCCTGAAATAAATGATGATGAAGGTACAGACATGAACTTATTAGAAGTTACACAACAAGTGAGTAGCCTATCAGCCGACAAAGCAAAACTAGAAGTTAAGTTTGAAGGTGCTGAGTTAGCACTTGAAGCTTCTAAGGTTGAAGTTGCGTCTCTGTTAGCTAAGGTCGCAGCATTAGAATTAAAACAAGCCGACGCTGTTGAGACAGAAGTGGCTAAAGAACTGGCAACATTGAAACTAACTGTTGAAGGCGAAAAACCTTTACATGATTTCTTTAATGCTCAACTCAAGTTGGCGGCAGTAGCGGCTGAACTTGAGTTAAAAGATGAAATGTCAATCGAAGAAAAGATTGCTTTAATGCAAAACGCTCAAGTGAAATTGGCAGCTATCCCTCGCGGAGCCCTGTCTAATGAGCCAAATGCAGCCCAAGCTAACTTATCTAAAGTTGCCATGCTTACTCGAAACAGTGCGTTTCAAACTAACTAACTAGGAGAATAAACTTATGTTTATTGGACAACTAACACACCGAGGCATTCGCACCGAAACAGCAGCGGCTACTTTTGTACTAGATGCTAGCATCACAGCTAATACTGATGTGGGTAAATTGGTTACGTTAACAGGGAATCACACCGTCGGATTGGCCGATGATGGGGATACTATCTTCGGTTATCTTGAGTCTTTCGAAGACCGTGTTACTGAAGGTGCCAAATTAGGTGCGGTATCTTGGATGCTTTGCGGAAAAGCGACGTATGTAGGCACCGCTCCGGTAGTAGGCGCAAGTCTCGAAGGTTCAGCTACGTTAGGCTCACCTCAAGCATCCGCTACGGCTAACAACCTTGTAGTTACATCCGTAGATACGGCGGAAGGTACTTGCGAATATATTCTTCGCTAAGAACACATTAAAATTTGGAGATTGACGATGAATTTAACACCCTTAACACAAGTCAAACGCGGTACTGTTTCTGAAGTATTGTTAGGTTTGGCGGATGAGCGCCAAGAAGTATCTAAGAACGCGGGTCTTAGACTTTGCTCACAAGCGAAAGAATTCGGATTAAGTATCCGTGACTTTCTTACCCTTTCTATTGACGTGGCTAGCTCTGTTGACGACAACAAGCACAACCGTTTCGTAGGCGCTAACGGTCAATTCTTAACAGGTTATGAAGCCGCTCTTTCTGAGCTTAACCTACCATTTAAGAACGACTTTAAATCTGGTGTAACATTACAGGCCGCTGCGGATACTTTCGCAACAAGACCCGGCGTTCGCGCACTTTTCCCTGAAACGATTGACGACATGATGCAGTGGAGCAATCGCCAAGACCAGTTCGAAAGTACTGAAGGTATGGTTTCACAAACTCGTACAGTTACGGGTAACGAAATAATCACTGAAGCTATCTTCGATGATGAAGGCAATCAGAATACTTCTCCGATTGCAGAATTGGCGAACATTCCAATGCAGACAATCACTTCTAGTGATCGTCGCGTTAAGTTCTTCAAGCACGGTTCTGGTATCCGTACTTCGTATGAATTTGAGCGTAGAGCTAGCCTCGATGTTCTTACTCCGTATGTTGCTCGTATTGTTCGCAATATGGAAATCGGCAAAGTGCGTCAAGCAACGGGCTTGCTCGTTAATGGTGATGGCGTTCATTCTGCCGCTGCTGTTGTTGCTGCTTCTGCTTACAAGAACTGGGACGTTAGTGGTTCTCGTTCACTTAAAGACAACTACATTGCTGTAGCTGACTTCTTGACACAACGCGCTCGGGATATGGTCCCTGTAGACACAATTATTTGTAACTACGAGATGTTCTTAGAATTGTTCCTAATGTTCTTACCGAACAATGGCAATCAAAGTTCTGATGCTGAAACGCTTCAGGGCCGTGGTATGCCTAGCTTCTCTATGAACTTGGACTTCATGAACGGCGTTAGTATTCGTATATCAAGCTCTGCCCCTGCGGGTCAGTTGATTTGTTATTCGCAAGGTGACACCTTGGAAGAGCTAGTTGAAACAGGTTCAGTTGTCAATGAATCTGAAGAAGCTATTAAGAATCAGTCAATCACTTACGTAAGAACCATCAATACTGGTTACCGTTTAGTGTATGGCGATACTCGTACTGTGTTCAACACACTAGCTTAATTTTTTCCCTGTGTTTAGGGGTGGTAGTCCCACCCCTTTTTTTTAAGGTAAGAAAATGTCTAAATATCTTGTAGAAACAGTTGGTGCGGCAAGCTTCATGCTTTTCACAGGCGAGTACCTTTTTGGTCACCGACCTACGATTGTTCGTGGCTCGAACCAGTTGAGTGAACTCGTTCACGACAAATTAGTAAAAAGCTTTGATTCCGTTCCTGAAGAAGCGTGTGACGCGGAATTCGAGAAATTCTTTAAAGACCATGACGGCGATGCAGTCTCAGCGGTTGAGAATTATCTAGCTTCCATCTCATTAGCGCAGGAAGAAAAAGCACCCACGGCTAAACAAATAAAAGCTAATAAAGCTGCTGAAGCTAAAGCTGCTGAAGCTACGAAGTAAGGATTGACGATGATACGTTTAGAATCTGGTGATGATTTAGTCTTTAGTGATTTTGTCATAAATGATGAAGAGTTCACTCCCGATTCAGGCGTAGTTCGTGTGCGGTTACGAGACCGTGAAGGAACAGTTATCTATGAGGATTCTCCGGCCTTCAATGACCATATAGTCATTTCCGAGTCCGAGTTCGGGACTATCCCCACGGACGAGCCGAATATAATGTTCACGCTGATCCTAAACTTCGATTCGGAGGGCCGCAGCAGAGTCCTAAGAGAGTTTATTCGAATAGAGAAGCACACGTTCATATTCGTAACGCCGGAGAACGTCAGAGCTGCCCTAGGTGTTAGTGAGGCAGAGCTTCCAGACAACCAGATTGATTTGTACACGCGATATTACGCGGTAAATGAATCGTTGGGCATAGACATTTTAGACCCTGCGTATGACGCTCGGGAGGCTAACGAACTGATATTATATGAAGAAGCGTTACGCCAAACTATGTTCTTAGAATTAAAACTACTTAAAAGTTTTGCCATTGACGACATTCGAAAGTCTCGATTGGGCCAATTTGATTTTCAATCCTTACGGGACCGTTTTGAAGCTTTGACTAGAGAGCTTCGAATTAAGTTTGTACCGGAACAGATATTACCCACTACCCCGTTACTGGAAGTCATTACAAGAACTGACCCGTTCACAGGAGAGTAATGAACCCCTACAAATCTTACATGATGGGTGCGAAACGAGTTCGCGCTGCATTGACAAAGCCCAACGAAAACACGCTAACCATGATGCCTGTTCGTTCATTGGTGTATTTACCTGTGGGCTACAAGAAATTATTAACTCGCACACTATCCAGCATGGCGGGCAAACCTCTACTACTGCTAGCAGACCATCATCCTTCTCATGAACACGAAGTCTATTTGGGGCTGCACATCAATGCCAAGATAGAACTCACTGAGAAATTTACAGGAGTCCACCCTGTCACTAATCTTGCCACTCAGGAATTCAACAGCGGCACTCGGTTTGTCGATGGGGTATTTGAATTAGGTCGCAGTAAAGACGAGCTATCGTTGATAGTTGAGAAAAGCGTTTATTATCTTGCTGAACCTGTTTCTCAAAACGACAAGCTCGACGGACGAACCATTAAGAAGGTTAGGAAGCTTTCAGGGTTATACCGGGTAGAGGTTGATTAATGGCTGTTGTATTAGATTTTAAAGATGTTTTAAAAAAACACGTGAGCGACATCCTTGAAACGGAAATTGACTACCAAGAGCAGGAAATGCGCGAGGGGTCAGGGCTTTTTTTAACGAACTTTTTCTCTCAACTATTGAACTTTGTCGAGCGATTAAGTCCCACAACGGCGCGAGTCACTTTTAAGGGGGGGCACCGCTTGAACCGTGCCCAGGCCACCCGAAAACTAACTGAAAAGTGGAAGCGCCGGAAGGCTCAAACTCCGAGCGAAAATCCTGCTTCGCGTCTTTGGCAAGGCACCTCAGGAAGCCTAATCGATGTCCTGATTGATTTGGCGGACAAAACGGAGGGGGAGTTACTAGAAGCGTTTGGGGGTGTTAAGCGGGAAGTAAGCAAGTCAGGTGACTCTGTTTTTCGCAAGGGCGTTAGGAGATTGAAAAACGGCTCGCTTCGGGATGATAAAAAGAATTCTTTCGTTTCGTGGGAGCAGGCATTTAAAGCTACTGAAAGGAAAAGAGCAAATAAAGTTGCTCGTTCTTTCGGAAATGCGTCGGCAGAACAAGGCATTCGCTCACTGGGTAACAAAAACTCTTTTCGAGCTATTTATGAGGGCTTGGCAGGTATCACCACAACACTGACCGCACTTCCTGATTTAGACAAACTCAAGAAACATTTAACAAATGATATTATTGCAGCAGAACTGCAACAGGCTGGGATATTAGGCAGTAGCAAAGAAGATGACGCTAATATCTTTCACTACTTAAAAGCGAATAATCAAAAGAGCGGCGGAACCCGTTACGTAAACCATCAGTTATTAGAGCGAGCTTTTCTGCAAGGGGTAACAAACCCCGCAGGATTCCAAGGCGTCTCATTAAACAGGTATATAAACTAAATGTATCAGAATATTCAGGCATCACTCTTAAGATATTGCAGCGATAAAGCCCTATTACTAAACTCAACAGCGGGATACAACTTCAAAGCTGAAAACTTTGATGCCTTTGCGAATGAATCTGACTTCCCTGACGCGAACCTAATTGGTCTTGAGGGACTGAACATGCAGTCCGGCACAGACATGCAGGCACTGGAAACATTCAACGCAACGATCACCATATCCACAATGAACGACCCCAACAATATGTTGATGAGTTTGGTGATTGATGCGATTTATAAAGAACTAAAGCCCACGCAAGAAATTGCTATCTATGATACGACTTCAGCTCTGAGAACGAACCTAGCGAAGATATATGGAATAACCCAAGTTTCTGCTGTGGTTCGAGGCAATACCTCAAGGGTGTATCAGAGCGTTACGTTTAACGGTGCTGTGGTCTAGTAAAGGTCTGATAAATGTTGCAGACTCGCCACGATAGCTATTTGAAAGGCTTGTTGCCGATTATAGAGCTTTCTTTGGCAGAACTTATTAAGGTCGTCCAACTCTGGTTGAGACATTCTTAACGTGAAAGATTTGTCTTGGCGCAGGTCTTTATACGAGGACATATCGGGAACGTCTAATTGATGTTTCAGGAAGTGCCGAGTCAGCATTCTAATTTTTGAAGCGGAATCCACTTCATCAATGGGTGCAGTTTTCGCCAAGTGTACTATATACGAAGGCAGTTGTAAGGGTATCGGTGTTAGCTTCATCGTCTTTCGCTCCTTTGTTGAGGTATGGATTATAACCTAACTAAAACAAAATTTGGAGATTGACGATGAGCGGTAATGCAAAATCACAAAAATTCATGTTGGGTACTGCCGAAGTAATGATTGGCAACCCTGAAGACGTGTATAACTTAAACCCTGTGGATAACGGTGTAGGCTTGGTTAAAAACTTCAGTATTGAAGCGAGTAAAGACCAAACTGAACTAACACAAGGTCGTACAAACGACATAGTTGTTTCATTAACTACGGGTCAAACGACTCGGGGTTCTTTTGAAATGTTCGAGTACACCACTAAAAACCTAACTTATGCTTTAGGTTTAGAAGGCTCTCAGCTAATTGCTCCGACTGAAAAGGCGCTAGAAGTTTCCGCGACAGTATCTTTCTCTTCGGGTAGTGTCGATGTAGCTTTTGAGGATGCAACAGATATTCAGAATATCGTTATGGGTAATCGTGTTTTAGTTCGTGACCCAGCTACGGATACTATAATTGTTGGAACAGTTACAGCGGTTTCAGGAATTTCAGGTAATGCCACTTCAGGCGCAACGATGACAGTCTCGATACCTGACGTCACCGCAAGCAATGGGGTTACTGCTGGAAGTTATGTATCCCTAGTTAACGTTTTAGATGTTGGTTCTACGGATACCGACCGTTACTACTCTGCTAAAGTTCAGGGTCAGTTGGCAGACGGTCAGTGGATTGTATTGTTAATTCCTAAAATTCGTGTGAGTTCTGGTTTAACAATGTCCTTTACTACCGATAACTTCGGTAACGTGCCTTTCGAGTTTACTCCAATGAAACCTATTGGCGGCGACCCGTTCTACGCGCAGTTCAAAGGTAAGGTTGCTGAGTTAATCACGGATACGGTTACCAGCCCTATTGTGTAAGAACCTATACCTGATATTATTAAAGGCTCTCTAAGAGCCTTTTTTTATACTTATAATTTGGATTGACGATGACTGACAAACTTGCCCCGCGCTTTACTTTGGTACTTGGTGAAACTGAAAAAGAACTGTACATGTCTTTTGGACTGTTAAACACGTTAAGTAACCTATTCGAGTCCCCAGACCAACTATCTGAAACCTTTACTAATGCGACTCTCAGACTAGATATCTTACTTCTTTGCCTGTCAAAGAGAGACATCTACGGAAAGATAACCGAAGAGTTTGCTTTAAATGAATTGGAAGTAGACACAGACCATTTACTCGATTTTTTTGACTGGGTGGAGGGACACATTTCCTATTTTTTTATACAAGCTTGGGAAAGGTCGATTCGCAGCACCAAGAAGCGAACGGAAGCGATTCGGAAAGCTACCTAGAAACCTTTCAAAGTTGGTACTCTGGATTAGATTTCAACGAGCAGATGTGCTTTGTCTTTGATTCAGTACCAAGCCAGCTAGATGCCGTCTTCTGGTCTCTGACATATTCTGATATACAACTAAAGATTAAGTTAGTTGTTGGACTAAAGACTGTTACGTTCGGGCAATTCCAAGAATCCCTTATGAAAGTAGCCGTAGCCATTATGGGAGGTGAAAGTGACAAGCCTGTCAAAGTCCGAAAACAAGACGAACCACAGAATATTGCCCAAGCACAAGCCATGATAAGCGGCTTGTCTTAAAATTTGGAGATTGACGATGAGTGACACCAACAGTTCTATCCGTAAGACCTTACTAAGCGTTAAAATTGACCCGCGAAGCAAGGACGAAATCGAAGGGTTAGTTAATAAGCTAGAGAACTTAGAAAAAGCCTTAACACTTTCGATGAATCGAGTGGGTAGAGCCCTTGCGAAGGGAGAAAATATTCACTCGAAGACCCCAAAACTTCGTAAGAACGCCAGTTTCAGCAATCGAGAGGCCCACGAACTTGCTTTGAATGCGCGTGTAAGTGTCGCCACAAAAGAAATTAAAACCTCTAGGGGTGAGGCGAACGTACTCAGGGAGGAAATGAACAACACAATGGGTCAGCTTGGAAAGCGACTACAAGTGGGGAATAACCCTGCGGTAGTGGCGCAAGCCATGCAGAACTTGAATAAGGGGGTGGGAGAAATTGTTGAGAAAGTGGTAAACCACCCTCGCAGCAAACAGCAACAGGCTCGCGAAACCAAGACGTACATCAATGACGAGATTAAGAAAAATCCAAATCTCAAGGCAAAAAACAGCAACTTCTCTAAAGAAGGCATTCAGAAGCTTTCAGCGCGTGACCTTTCCAACCAAAGAAAGGCAACTGAAGTTTATTTAAAGGGTGCCTCCAAAGCAAACGTGGTGGCGGTTAACACCCAAGACACAAGTTTCATCCGAAGATCGGGTGGGTTCAAAAAGCGCTTTGAAAATCAGTTAGAGGATATTAAAGCTGAACAGACCCTCAGACAAACAGCAGCGGCGAAACGTAAAGCTGACGCTAAGAAAGAAGCCCGAGACCAAGAATCCGTCAGAAAGGAAAAAAGTAACGCCCACACTAAAGCCATAACCGAAAACAACAAACAAGCTGAAACCAACAAAAAGAATGCTGCGGCTAAAGTACTTGCGGCAAAAAACACCCAGCGCACCGAACAAACTCTTCGAAAAAAGGAAACTAAGGCTAAAGTACTTTCGGCAAAAGACACCCAGCGCACCGAACAAACTCTTCGAAAAAAGAATGCTGCGGCTGGAGTACTTGCGGCAAAAAACACCCAGCGCACCGAACAAACTCTTCGAAAAAAGGAAACTAAGGCTAAAGTACTTTCGGCAAAAGACA